GCCGATAAAGAAATTGCTAGAAAGAGAAAAAGAAAGTTATCTTACTATTCTAATATCTTTGTAGTATCTGATCCTAAACATCCAGAGAATGAAGGCAAGACGTTCTTGTTCAAATTCGGTAAGAAAATCTTTGATAAAATTACTGAAGCAATGAATCCTGCTTTTGAAGATGAAAAGGCTGTAAACCCATTTGATTTTTGGGAAGGTGCAAACTTTAAACTAAAAATCAGAAAGGTTGATGGTTATTGGAATTATGATAAATCTGAATTTGAGCCAGTTAGTAGAGTAAAACCTACTGATGAGGAGATTGACAAGATATGGAAATCTCAATATGCTCTAAAAGCCTTCGTTGATCCTAGTAATTTTAAATCTTATGAAGAACTCAAAGAGAAACTTAATAAGACACTTACTGGACAAAGAAGTACCGAGTCAGTTGAAGATATTGACCTCCCACCTGTCAGCAATGACATACCAACGTCTTCTAACAATTCGGTAGAGAAAGTTGAATCGTCTAACGACAGCGATGACCTGTCGTATTTTAGTAAACTTGCTGAAGACGATTCATAATCTATCTCTCTCACTTTCTCAATATGGGGTGCCTTCGGGCACCCTACAATGTTCTCGTTTTGTTCTCATCTAAAATACACTTAAAATAACCCTAAAAAAGACCCAATTCACGCTTGACAAAAGCGGCAAACTATGATATAGTATTACTATGAATTAAACAATTGTGTTTGATTCTTTTATTAAACAGATAATAAGAAAGGTTATATTATGTTATTATCACAAATGAAAGACTTTAGTTACGAAGTATTAAATGATACCGTACTGAAGCAATCTTACCTAGACAAATCGTTTCAGGTAGGAATATTTAAATCAAAAGAAAAAACAATTGATGTTGTAGGGATTGATTCCAGATGGGACAATACTATGCGTCAAAGTTTCATCAAATCAGTTGCTACTGGTAATGCAGTAACACCTCTAGTCATTGTTGACGCAAAAGAATGCTTAAACAATGCTGATACTCAAAAAGACCAAGAGTATTTTCAATCTATCATAGACAAAGGTTTCAGATACATTGTTGTTGATGGTTGGAATAGAGTAGTTGCTTTGTTGAAATTCAAAAACAATCTATTTCAGTTTCCGAAAACTAGAAAGATGTTTGTACTTGACAATAACAACAATGAACAGTTTGTAGAAGTTACACAACCTGTTTCATATTCTACATTGAAAGAGTCAGTAACTAAAAACGAGATCAATTTAGTTAATGCCATTGACAATGCTAAAATATATGTTATTATGGTTACAAAGGCAAGTAAGAAAGATATATCTAATCTTTTTTTAAGAGTCAACGATGGTAAAACATTGAACGGCCAAGAAAAAAGAAATGGTATGTTGAATGTAGTTGCTGATACTATAAAAGTATTGTCAGATCAAAACATTGAGTACATGTCAAAACTGTTTAGTGATACCGAGATAACAAGATTGAAGTTTGACGACTTCATCGCTAACTGTTTACTTGGTTACTCATACAAAAACGAGAAGAATATCTCCGACACTGCTAAAAACAAAATGTATGCAGATGAGTCAGATGATAATCCTGCTGTTAAGTTTTTACACAAATTTAGTAAAGACTTTACAGATTTTTGTAAGTTTATCAATGAGAGTAATACCGACAAGATAAACTCAAAAACATTTTTGTTCTATGATTATTTCATGCTAACAAAATTGCTTGAAGATAAGAACATTGTCATAAAAGATAGAAAACTCTTTTATCAATGGTACAAAGGCTTTGTGATTAAGAATATACAAAGTAAAAAGACCTACGATATTGATGATGATGTTTATACGTTTGACCGTATGTTAAGAAAGAACAATGCCAATATCATACAATACAGAATGAACATGTATGTAAATGATATATACGCTAATCTTCTTAATACAGATGTTATCAATGAATATACACCGAGATCAGACTCGTATCAGAAATACAGATATGAGTTATGGGCCAAACAAAATGGCTTTGACGCTGTGTCAGGTGAGTCAATATCACTACATGAAATACTTGACGAGAAGTACCATGTAGATCACATTGTGCCTTTGAGTAAACAAGGTTCAAACGACATCTCAAATTTGAGATTAGTAAGTAGAGAATTTAATCTAAAGAAATCAAATAAACTTGATGAAGAATTAGATATGCAATTTTCTGCTTAAAACGTTTTAAGGTGGTCTTCAGTAAGTATTAGAAACTTCATGTTTCGCTTGTGACACCAGGCATACGCTGTAGACCACTTTCTTCTATTTCTTTCATAAGTAATCAACGCATTTTTATAAGTACGAGTTACACGCAATGGCGCTTTAGGTTTACGTGTTTGTGCTTTAGGTTTAATCTCTACAACAAACTTTTTAAATGTGCCGTTTGATTGTCTAACTTTCATATAAAAATCAGGATAGTATCTATGTGGTCTATTGTCAACTGAACGATAAGATATTGCTATTTCTTCACTACCCCATTCCATAACATCCCTAGTTTTATCACAATAAATCATAAAACGTTTCTCCCAACTAGACCTATAAATAACATTGTTTACATTGCCTTTATATTTCTGTGGGTTGAGTGGTTTGTATATACCTTGATAGGGTCGTTTATCTATATTCTTCAACTTCTTCATAAATCTATTTATTACCAACATAAATAGTAATATGGCAAGCGTATTTGACACTATAAAAACACGTGCTGGGGATACAACAAAGTCTGCTACTTGGTATAGAACGCAAGTAAATAAGATTGCTAGTAATACTACAGCAGGACAATTGTTTAGACAAGGTAAACTTAATCGTAGACCAAGTGTAGGCAGATTGAACTTATTTGGGTACAATCCTAAATACAGAAAAACGTTACCTTATTATGATGTATTCCCATTGGTGTTGCCATTAGAACCAATATCAGGTGGGTTTATGGGTATGAACTTTCACTATCTACCACCACTATTGAGATTTAGATTATTAGAACGTATGCAGGCAACAGCAACAGATAGTAGATTTGACGATAAGACAAAATTCAATGTAAACTATGATGATGTAAAGAATATAAAAATTGTGAAACCAACAATCAAAAAGTATTTGTACTCATATGTACAGACAGGATTTTTTAGAGTAAATGCAGATGAGGCAGCAGTTGCTATCTACTTACCTGTACAAAGATTCAAAAAGGCAACTGAAGCAAAAGTTTATTCAGACAGTAGGAGATTTATTTAATGTCAATAATTAGTGTAGGTAAAAAGATAGGTGATTTAGATATACGATTAGGTATACCACCATCTAAAGCACAATTCAATGTAAGCGAAACTAATAAAAGATTTTCAGTAAATAACGTTACATCTAATTACAATTCAGTTTACAACATATTCAGATCAGGCATAACACAATCAGGTGGGTTTGCAAGACCGACACAATTTATGGTTACGATTGATGGTCCTAAAGCAGCAACGTTTGGCGATACATCAATATACGCTGACGCAAAAGGTAAAGATCAGGCTGCTCGTATGGCAAAGAGTGCTAGATTGTCAGCGGCAATCAAAAAGAATATGCAGTTAAGAATGGATCTATTCTGTTCAAGTGTATCATTACCTGATAAGACTATCACAGACGATACAAATGAAACCTATTATGGTCCTAAAAGAGCATTTGCTAAAAATGTACAATTCAATGAGGTCACATTAGAATTTTATACTAGTATAAACTATGATGAACGTATATTTTTTGAGGCATGGCAAAACAGCATAGTTGATCCTATATCACATAACGTAGGTTACTATGATGATTATGCTACACCATGTATGATTACAATTACACCATTAACTAAAACGTTTATCGCTGCATTACAAAATTTTGAACCAACAGGCGATACACTTGCAGATAGAGATAAGATCAGACAATCACTAGGCGATAACTCTGGTTTCTCATCTTATCAAGTGCAAATGTATGAAGTGTGGCCTAAAACAATTGCTGCTACACCATTGAGTTATGACGCTCAAAATCAGATTGTTAAAACTAGTGTTACATTTACATACAGAAATCATGCTACATCAGCATGGAACTTTTTAGGTAAAACAGCAACCGAAGAATACAGCACACTAAACAGAAACGAATATAGAACTAATACGACAGCAATACAAGGTAACCTATTAGATAACCTACCTTTTGGTATAGGTAACGAGATAGGTAGAGCAGGTCGTCAAGTGTATGAAACACTTAAAAAGAATTTGCCTATTGGGCGAACAACGGGAGGACGTGTGTTCCCGAAAGGTCTACCAGACCCTAGAATCATACGTGATTTTTTATATTAATAAGGAGTTAAATAATGAGTTTATCATTTATAAAGGTGCCTGAATATAATTTGACGTTATCAAATAATGTAAAGGTGAAATACAGACCATTCTTAATAAAAGAAGAAAAAGTTTTATTGATGGCTGTAGAGAGCAAAGACGAAGGTGAGATGAACAATGCTCTAATTAAAATTGTTCAACAATGTACATTATCACAAATAGACGTAACGAAGTTACCAGTATATGACTTTGAATATCTTTGGTTAAATATACGAGGTAAATCTGTTGGTGAAATTATAGAAATGAAATTGAAATGTCCAGATGACGATACCGTTTCTGTTGACTATCAATTAAAATTAGATGATGTTAAACCTGACCTTGATAAGAAGGTTGATACAAAGATTGAATTTGAAAAAGACTATGGTGTGATAATGAAAGTGCCTACAATTATGCAGATTGCTAACAAAAGAACATTGTTAGATTTGTCTTTTAATTTAGTTAGGGATTGCATTGCTCAAATATACAATGGTGACGAAGTACACGAAGCAAATGATTTATCTGTAGAAGAACTTGACGAGTATGTTGAACATTTAACTACAAAGCAGTTTAAACAGATAAGAGAGTACTTTGAACATTTACCTATTGTATCACACCTGATTAAGTATAACAATCCTAAATCAGGTAAAGAGTTTACATTATTGTTACAAGGGGCGTCAGATTTTTTTCAGTAACCCTCTTGCATGAAAACCTGGAGAGTTTGTACCGTACTAATTTTGCATTAATGCAGTACCATAAATACTCTTTAAGTGAATTAGAAGATATGATACCATGGGAGAGGGAGATATATGTTGAAATGCTTATGCAACATATAAAAGAAGAAAACGAGAAGATAAGAGAAAAACAAAGAAAAGGATAATTTATGAATTTTTTAAAGAATATGCTAACAACAGGTTGGCAAGGTTTTAAACATGGTGCTAAATCACTATGGCATTTCATTGAGGTAGAGATACCTGAATTGATGTCAAACTGGAGACTAGTACCAAGACTATTAATGCTTGCTTATGGTTGGGCATTTTTAGATGTAATCAACTGGTTTATGATGTTAGAAAATCCTAACAACGCACAGGCAGGGTTAGTGTCAGTAGTAGTTGGGGCTGGTGCAGGTTGGTTTGCAATATATGTAAACGGTAAACCATCTAAAGTTAAAAACAAAGAATAATAAATGCCAGAACAAGTAAAATTTAAGAAACCTAAACCTAACTTTCAATCCATCTTAAAGAAACAAAAAGAGATGGAAGATGATGAGAAGTTTGCTATATCTGATTCGTTACAAGAATACATTGATACGATAGGTAAAAAGGCAGGTTATCAGAACCAAGAGAAGTTAGAAAAGGCCAATATCAGACAAGAGGTAATTAACTTTGTTGATAATTACACTATCAGCAGCCTTGATAGTATCAAAGGCATGGAGTATGATGACGCATTACAATTACAATCATCAACCGAAAAGAGTATAGCAGAGATAGAAGGTACTGGTCAATTGAATGAGGCAGAATTAGATTTTATTAGAGCAACGGTAGGTGAAACCAATACTAGATTAAAAGAAGTATTGAAGTTATCTACACGATTAAAGTTTGCATTTAGAGATTTGAAGAAAGAACTTAAACCTCTAAAACTTGCTGCTAGAGTAGGTCTAACAAGAATACCTATTTTAGGTAAAAGAATTGAGAGAGCAATACGTGCTGAAGAAGAAGGTGAGTCAGAAGCATTACGTATTAAAAGAGGTTTAAGAAAAAGAGAAGCAAGAGATACCAGAAAAATGGGTGACACTTCATTCCCAGCACCCAACGATCAGAGTCAAACTCAACAAAATAAAACAATTGCAAAACAAACTACTGCTGGAATAATGGCAACAGATAATAAATCTATACCAAAAGGAGATAGAGAAGAACTTGTTGAGGAAGAAAGAGAGTCAGACGCTCAGTTTGAAACTACAAGTGGTACATTAGAAAGAATACTTGAAGAAACAGAATTAACAAATGAATTACTAGGTGGCAAAAAAGGTAAAAAAGGTGCAAAAGATGACAAAGATGGTTTTAGCATACTAGAAGTTTTAGGTATGAAAAAACTATACGACTTTGTTAAAGCAGGAAGAGTTGCTACACTTGTTGCAAATTTAGGTGCCTTATCTGTTACAGCAGGTGTATTTGCAGCTGCGGCAGCTGCTGGTTTTGGTCTTGGTAAATTGATTGAAAAAATAGGTATGTCAAATGTTGGTGAAGAAGAAACAAAAGAAGTAAAACGACAAAGTGCAGACATAACATCATCATCAAACTTTGAAGGTGTATTAGCTGAAGACATAGAAGCAGAGAACGCATTAATGAGGGATGCTCAATTAAAAGATGAGTACAATAGAGGTATAAAAGCAAATAAATTACCAAAAGACATGACCTTTGAACAATATAAAACAGCAAAATCAAACGCAGGTATAACAAGAGAATTAAAATTTGAAGGATTTATGGGTACAAATCTATTTAAAGACGCAAATCTAGTGAAAGCTGATGCTGATTATGGATCAATAAGAGCACAATTTTCAGAGGATCAGGTAAATAGTATGATAATACCACCATCAGTTAAAGCAAACACCGAAGGCAAAATTGAAACTGCTAACACAATACAAGCAGACGGTGTAGAAAAAGGTTCAACGATAGTAAACAATAGTCAGAATAGTGGTAATACGGTTATTAATAATCAAAACAATGTTGACGCTTCAAATACACAAAATAAAACAGACTATGGGTCAACAACAATAGGTACTGGAAACACACACTATCCAGACTATTATTAAGATAGGTAGATAAATATTAATATGAAAGCATTTAAAGTAATCGGTAACATAATCAAAGGTCTTAATAAACCTCAATCAGTCCTAAAAGGTTTTACATCACCAGTTTCGTTTCAAACTATAGCGACTAAAAAAGGTGTTATCAATTACAATCCTACAAACGTAGATTACTCTGCTCACCCTATAACAGATAGTAATAAGTTTTATGTTTATCCTATAGACAAAGATGACCAAGAGCATTACATCTTATTTGATATTATAGAAAGAAGAAGTGAAGGTGGTAATAATACAAGTGTTAGAAACACACAATTTACAAAAAGAGCAGACAATTTAAACGAAGTTGTATATGGTGCTAACAGATTTTTTAGTGAAGGTACTACTTCAGGTCTATTAGGTATACCTACAGGTAAAGGTGCAGTAAGGGAAGTAAAAACTACAATCGCTATTTACATGCCACAAACACTTAAATTCAATTTACAGGCAGACTATGGTGCTGAAGAAATAGGTGGTGGTTTAGGTGCTCTTTCAAAATTAAGGGACGCAATGAATAGTGGTAAATTCTTTGGTGGTGATTTAAAAGCAGTTGGTGCTCAAGTCGGTAAGTTAGTTACAGGTTTAGGATCATTTGCTACTGGTGGTTTAGGTGCAGGTGTAAATGCTGCCTTACAACGTAGAACTGGTATTGCACCAGCAGCCATGACAGAAATGATATTTAATGGTATAGATTATAGAACGTTTAGTTTTACGTTTAAGTTTACACCTAGAAGCAGAAAAGAGTCAGACGTAGTTAACAACCTATTACATGCTATCAAAGACGGAATGCTACCAACAAGAGTCGGTACAAAAAGTATTGCTGCATATCAAGTACCACATGAATTTGTAATTAGATTTATGAAAGGTACTAAAATCAATCCATACCTAGATCAGATAGGTTTATGTGCATGTACAGGTGTTGACATAGACTACGGTTCAGATAAGTTTTCAACACACGCTAGTGGTGATCCTGTATCAATAGACGCAACACTAACATTTAGAGAACTAGAACTAATGGAGAGAACAAGATATAACGCATTAAGAAGTAGTGCTCAAAACACAGACAGAAGCTCAACGGAAGGTTCTAATTAATGCCTAATTATTTCAATGCCTTTCCTAAAATATATTATGACGCTGAGGGTAAAGGTAATTTCAAACTAGTTACAAACCTATTAAGACGAGTACAAATGAAAAAGGGATTAAAAGAAAGTGCTGCTCTATTTGACCTATACGACATAATGGGTGAAGACACACCTGAATCAGTATCAGAGCAATACTATGGCGATCAGCAGTATTACTGGATTATACTATTGTTCAATGATGTAAAAGATAGATTTTATGACTGGCCGTTAACAGCAGGTCAATTTGAGAAGTACGTACAAGATAAGTATAGTGACGTAAATGCTATACATCATTACGAAGTTGCTCAATCAAGTGGTGCTACATCATCATTTGACGACTCACACAAAATACAAGTAAACAGCACCGTGTCAGGTGCAACAAGTGTATCTAACTATGATTATGAGCAAAAATTACAGGATAAGAAATCAAGGATCAAATTAATCAAACCTGAATTTTTAGAATTAATTACGGAAGAGTTTAGAACATTGATAGGAGCGTAATATGTCAACAGACGCACCAAAATATGATGATTTAAATAACAGATATCCTGGCGACTTTAGATCAGGTGAAATTATTTTATACGGTTACAATGGTACACAATTTGATATATCAGGTCTAACCGCAGTTGTCAACGTCTATCAAAACCTAGACTCACCATTTCTATCAGGCAACATTTTATTCTTTGACACAATGGGTATACAAACTAGTTTACCTATTGTAGGTAACGAACATTTAGAGTTTAAATTTAGAAACCCAATTGACGCTGCAGGTGATGAAGAACTGAATGCTACTAATCATAGATTTAAGGTGTATGAAAAGAGATCGGTTAAGACACAGCAAAACGTACAAGCAATTGCTTTATTCTTTACATCAATCGAGTCAGTACGTAACGAAAGAGTACGTGTTTCAAAATCATTAGAAGGTTCGTTTGCAGAAATGGTTGACAAGTTAGTCAAGTCAGATAAAGAATTATTGAACTCTAAAAAAGACCTATTCATTGACTCAACGTTAGGTAATTATAAGTACACATTCCCAAATGTACGACCGATAGATGGTGTAAGATCAATGGCAGACCTAGCAGAACCAGTTAATTACAAGACACCACACTATATGTTTTATGAGAACAATAGAGGTTTTCATTTTAGATGTTTAGAGTCATTGTATAGAGAAGGCGCTGATACAACACAAACTAGAAAGTTTGTTGCTTTCATAGACCTATTATCAGCATTTAATCCTAACTTTAGTCCACCTGATACCGAGGCAGACTCTATCGTAACTAAACCATATTCATTTTCGTTTGACGCTTCATATAACATATTAGCAAATACAAGAAGAGGTATGTTTGGTAGTATGACCTATGCTCACGACCTGATTGATAAGAAGTTTATCAAATCAAAACTATCATATACAAACTACTATGAACAAGCATTACACATAGACGCACCGACTGGTGCTGGTAACAAATATCAAGGCGTTATGCCACCAGGTCCTGCTGACTTTGATGATGATTACACCGTAGATGATAAGTCATATACAAGTGAGAATAAACACCAGATTAATCGTTTACATGCTAGTAAACTATCTAAAAAAGGAAATGATAAACGTAAGTATATGGATGATTACCTATCACGTGTATTTGTAGAACCTGCTACTAAATGGAATCATAGACGTAATAGTGAAGGCATAGGTATAGACAAGAGAGCAACAGCAAAACAAGCATTATCAAGTGGGTCACGTGATTACTTCTCAATGGATATAGACGTACCTGGTAACTTTACATATAACGTAGGCGACCTTGTATGGTGTGAGGTACCAAAATATGCTGCTACAGAGGTTGGCAATGACGCCAAACTTGAACGAAATGATGTAACAGATGTATTGTTATCGGGTCGTTATCTAATATCTAAATTACACCATCAAGTTGACCTATTAGAACAAAAGCACACTACATCAATGACCGTAGTACGTAACATATTTGCTACAGATTTACCTCTAGCAGAAACGTTTAAAGCAAGTGCTCATTTCAGATCACAACCTATTGATGTAATAGGGTCGGGTATAGACATAACCACCCTAGTCCCATTGAAAAATAAGAACTTAAAGATACCATCGCCGCAGATAAGCACCGTAGAAGACATTGCTACGCAGTTAGGCGTTGATTTAAGTAGTACAGACTTAAACGTCAAGGATGCCGCTAATAAGTCTATTAACGCCGTTTTAAATAGTACTTCTAATAGGGTTTTATCTAACAAAAACCTTGCAAAAATCAACAATGCCATATTAACAAGAAAGACCGTAGTAGAGAAAATCGCAGAAAAGGCAAAACTAGCACTAGGTGGTATCAATCTATCAGGTATTGCAGGTGGCAATGGTCTAAACCCTATGGGTGCAGATAGAATAAGAAGTAGAATACAAGGGAATGTCAATAAGTTTGTACAATCCTCAATGGTAAACTTCAAGCAAAGTCTTGCAAGTGCTAGAAGTTTCTTTAAGGGGTTCTTTTAATGAACAAAACATTGAACCACCTCAACGCTTATTGCGAGTTACGAAAAAAATTTTTACTAAAGGGTGGCCACATGAGAGCAACCCTAATAGCAACAATACAAACAATGTAAGAAAGACAATAGGAATGATACATAGAACAACCAAGAAACCAGAACTATATATGAGAAAAGAACCTCAATTACCTATGAAAGAGAATAGGTCTCGTAATTACATGAGAAGAATGTATAGTAAAACCAACTGGTTATCATGGACTAATAGATATGACCATAGAGTAGTGCTACGCACCGCGGCGCCTACGCAGATTGTTTAAATACGGATAAATATAAGGAGGTGACCGCTTTAAATACGGTCATTTATAGGAAAAAATAAATGAGTACTACAGATTTTATGGGCAGAGATGGCTTCATCTGGTTCGCAGGTGTGGTAGAAGATAGAGCAGACCCGCTTAAACTTGGCCGTTGCAGAGTCAGATGTCTAGGTTATCACACAGAGGACAAGAGTGTATTGCCTACTTCAGATTTACCTTGGGCACACCCTCTCTTACCTATTACTTCATCAGGCATATCTGGTATAGGCCAGACGCCACTAGGATTATTAGAAGGGTCATGGGTCATAGGTTTCTTTAGGGATGCAGATACTAAACAAGACGCAGTAATACTTGGGTCCTTACCTGGCAAACCTATTTCTACAGGCGCTCTTAATGCGGCCGAGGGTTTAGGGTTTAGCGATCCCAATGGTGTATACCCACGTTATGCGGCCGAGAGTGATGTTAATAGATTAGCACGGAATGACGCAGATAATCAGTCACTCATACTAGAAGCAAGAAAGACCATACGAGCGGCCTCATATACAAACATACCAACAGGTAACATTATAGAAGTTAAAGATGGCATTGCTGAGATTGACGCAAGTGCAGGTGATGTATGGTCCCTACCAGAAAATACCTATGCAACTGAATACCCATACGGCCATGTATATGAATCAGAATCAGGCCACATATTAGAATTTGATGATACACCAAACAAAGAACGTATCCTCTTATATCACCATAGTGGGACTGAAACAGAAATTACAGACAAAGGCACAACCAATACGATTATTAAAGATGACCTTAATACCATAATAGAAAAGAATAGTAAGCATTACATCAAAGGCAATTCAGACATTACAATACAAGGCCGTCATAAGATAATGCTCAATGCGAATGGCGCTGCAGATAATAACTATGACATACAGGTAGGACCTAATGCTAATGTAAATATACAAGTAGATAAAGGTAACATTAACATGGCCGCTTTAGATGGTGATATTAATATGTTTGCTAATAACAACATGAATATATCAGTAGGTGGTACATACAAAGTAGTCGCAGGTCAGATATTAGAGACCAGTAAGAGTACAACAACACGTACAGCACAAGGTGAATACCATACGTTTGGGTCGCCGATTGACCATAACTAGACTATTAAAACTGGCTGGGCTTTCTAATCTATAAAAGTAGTAAGTAACATATAGATATAAGGGAGCGGCTTTTCTTGGTTTAGATATTAGAATTTTTTTCGTGCTATTTTTTACTATATAAGACGGCCGTGTGCGTAGCACTTACTTGAATACGTTTTAGAGATTAATACTTTTATACATAGTTATGTTGAAACCCAAAGGAACCATGCTAGAGCTAACAGATAACGCAATAAAGAGATTAACTTACATAGCAAATAAGGCAGGCACGAGTTATGTTCGTTTAGACATTAAGGGTGGTGGATGTGCAGGCTTTGAATATAAATGGTCTACTACTAACGAAAGAGAAGATACTGATTGTTTATTAGGTAATGTATTAGTTGTATCTTTAGAATTAGAATTATACTTATTAGGTACTACGTTAGATTGGGTAGAGGGTGAGTTTAATAGCGAATTTAAGATAACTAATCCTAATAGTAAGAGTAGCTGTGGCTGTGGGGAAAGTTTTAGCGTCTAAAAATTTTTCGCTTTAAGAGAGCGAGACTCGAATGTTAACTTGTGCGGAATTTGTGATATGACTTATGTAGTAAATGAAAAGTGTATAAAATGTAAGTTGATGGATTGTGTGGATGTCTGTCCTGTTGATTGTTTCTATGAAGGTGAAAATATGTTGGTAATTAATCCTGAAGAATGTATTGATTGTGGTGTATGTGAACCTGAATGTCCTATTAACGCTATTGTTGAGGAATCAGAGTCAAGTGGTTTAATGAAAAAAGTAAATGATGAGTATTCTCGTATATGGCCTAACATAACAGAAAATAGGGATAGTCCTTATGGTGACGCATTAAAAGATGAACCCGATAAGTATGACAAGTATTTCAAAGAAAACATCAAGGAATAGATACGTTCAATTAATTAGTATGCACAAGAGTGGATCTACTTGGGTGCAAAGTTATATTCATAAAAAGTATAGACAATTTGGTGTTACGTTGCCACCTGGTAATTTATTTAATGAGTTCTTTTGTGTAAGAAACCATGAAGATAATGAACATGACTTTAGGAAAAAGACAATGACTCAACGTATTGAATTATTAAAAGAGTTAAGAGAGTATGGTTTAGAATTAGCACATAAAGCACATGTACCTGAAATCATATCTATATGGCCTTGGTTTAAAACCTTTTATAAAGACCATAATATATTAGTTTTAAAAAGACGACATATGTTTACCCATTGGTTAGCAATATTGTTTTATAATTGTATTGGACTTGCAACAGGTCCAAATAATGTTAAAGGTAATAACAAAGAAGGTTATACTTATATTACACCATCAAAGACTGATGAAGGTAAATATGGATTTGATGTAGCTGAAGATATTATAAAAAGCACAATACAAGAATACAAAGTAGAATTTAAATTTAATGAAATATGTTGGAATAACTTTGTTAATAGTATTCGCTTTTTAAATGATGTTGTTATTGAAGAATTAGATAAACCACAAATAATATGGACTGAAGATATTACTACAGAATGGTTAGAAGATTATTTTAAAGTTGTTTTGAAAAAACTTCCTACACCTTTTACTACCTTTGAGTATAAAACTTATTTTAAACCAGAAGATATGAAAATCATAAGAGAAATATTTGAAGAACGTTTTTACAATGAATTTCAATACTATGGTTATGAATTAAAGTAAATCAAATGCCCATGCTTTTTCATAACACCAAAAGCATTGCCAACACCATTCAGTAAAGTTATTAGTTTGATTAGGTCCACCAACACAACTACGTGTGATAGGATATAGGTCTTTCATTAAACCTTCTTCTTTATAGATACTTGCAATAAATTTTTTAGATTGATTAACCCAAGGTTTATATACATTGTATTTTAATTCAGGTTCTTTACCACCCGTATCACGTCTTGCTTCACCTCTTATTCTAGCAATGTTCTTTTCATCAAACTTAATATTAGGAAACTTCTTTATTGCATAATCACTAAATTGTTTTCTTACTTCCATAGGTGGGTTTGCTGACATACCATCTAAACGTAAAGGTCTATCTAAACGTGCCATAAATTCATCCGAACCATCATCTATTTGGTTACACTTTGACATTTGTTGTAAGTTCAATGTTTTATATTCAGGTCTTGTATCTATAAATTTTTGTGCCTTTTCATAGTGTACAGGATCCTTATCATCAAAATCTATTATTGTATGTTCACGTATATTTGCAAAAGGAAACTTGTTCTTTATAAACTCAACTATTTCAGCAGCTGCGTCAGCGTCTTTTGGTGCGTGTACATCTCTAAACGTTAATGGATAGATGTCAATATTAATAAAGTGTTTTGCAGTTAGATATAATGCAGCTGCAGAATCACAACCACCTGATAATGAAGCAACAATTGTTTTAGGTATGCCATCTTCATCTAGTGCTACATCAGCCTTTGCTCTATCTCTATAAGGTGATGTTTCCATTAAATCTAATAAGTGTTTTCCATAGAAAGGAATTGTTATGTTGTTATATGTTATATTCATTATTTTAATGCTCCGTGTCTTACTTTTCTCCAATGTGTCAACTCTGGTGTTACATTAAAGTAAGTTTCTTTTTTTATTTTTTTTACTGTATGCTTGTCACTAGGCTTTTGAAAGTTAGCATATGCTTCTTGTACGTTCTTTCTTAAATTTCTACTTCTAGGATCAAAACCTCTATTAGTATTAATTAGTAATAAAGTTATACCTTCTTTTTCAGCCATCTCTTTTGCTTGTTCTATTTCATGTTCATTGTATCCAAATATTATATATTGCCAAACTATCGGGTGACCCATGGCAACACCCATTTTCATAGTTTCCCATACTTGTTCAAAGTTAGAACCTATACGATACAATTCTGATTTCTTATCTAAACCATCAACACCAAAGTACCAACAGTTTTCTCCTACACCATAACTATATGCTTTTTCCCACCACTTATCATCCATGCCTTTTGTATTAGTACCATTAGTTGCAACTCTTAAACCTTTACCTAAACCATCCATCATTTCTAAAAATGTTAAAAATTGTGGGTGATATATTGGGTCTGATATTTGACCACAAAAGGTTATTTGATGTTCATAGTAGGATAGTATTTTTCTAAACTCATTAGGATCAATGTCAAATGATCTTGCTATTCTAGGTAGACCTTCTACCTTTTGTCGTAAACATTGTGGGCAACGTAATATACACCTATGAGATAAATCCATATTAGGTGATGAGAAACGTTGATTACGAATATAGAAATCTGAATGTTTTTCCTTCATATTTTATAATTATCTTTTTCTCTATTGCCACATTTATATTGACATTGTTTCAAAGCACAACTAGGATTATTTATTAGTGTATCAAAGAAGTGTTCCCATTCTTCAGAACCAAATATGTCTTCTAACTTATCGTTATTCTTTAATGCAAGGTGTTCATCTTTTAAATGAAATACTTCCTCTACGCCATGATCATTTTTAGGATCATCTAACCAACAACAAGGTAACATATAACCATCTGCTGTGTAAGCTGCAGGCTTATGATAACTCTTTGGCTCATATACTAAACAACGAGGTTTAATTTTAATATCTTTAGGATCTATTTCTTTACTACTAAATTTGCTCATCTTTCATTATATCATATCTATTGTTAAAGTCAAGCAGGTAGCCATTTAATTATCTTATTAATAGAAGGCTTATAGTCATATGTAATTGGGTGTATATCTCGTCTATATTTTTTACCATAACCAACGGATATCATTACATTAACTCGTCTATCAACAAAAGGTAATTGCTTCCATACCTTTGTATCTAATTGCTTATTAAAATTGCAAGTGTATGTTGTATCAATACCTTTTTCAATTGCTAAACTTCTAAAATTCATTGCAAATAATCCACATTCAACACAAATATTTTCTCTACTATCAGCAAGACCTTTTTCTGTACAAGGGTCATAAAATATACCTCTACTCCAAGCGTCTTTTTGATATGGACTTGTTAGTTCAGATTTTCTTTGTGTTACAATTAAAACATATGGGGCGGTATTCAAACTTCTATACATAACATTTTCTCTTGGTATACCTTTTTTTTCATTTTCGTGCCCTATATCTACATAATCTTTATTACCTATATTAGAGAGTGTATCATTTGCTGCCGACCCTTCAAAAAGAGCGTCTTTATATTTTTGATGTTCTGGACCTAAAACGTGTACTTGCCAAGCAGCCATATTATTTTTTGATGGTGTAATTTCATAAGTCTTTTCTAATAAGTCTTTTAATACTTCTTTATCAACAGGTTTTTCTTTGTAAGTATAAAACTCATGTACGTGTCTTGCTTTTTTTACTGTTTCGTATATCATATAATATTTGTATCTGAAGTTTCTTCAGCTTCCTTTACTGATTTATCCCATGTTTGAAATATTTTTGCTTGTTCGTTATGATCTCTATGTTTAGTAGGATCGTAATATGGTTCTAATTCAGGAAACACTTCAAACAAATGTGATTCCCATTTTGTGCCTTCATAGAATTTATCTGCCTTTAACATATAATCAAATACGTTTTGTAAATCTACATCTGGATCAGCAGGTCTTTCTAATGCAGCTATTATATCAGGCCAGTCTTTATATTTTGGTATTAATGACTTCTTAATTTCTTCTGGTAAGTTATTAGGTCTTAAATGTTTAGGTTTGTCAATCATTGCCCAATTCAATTGATCAATAACAGGATTGTCTTTACACCAATCAATAACTTCATAAAATCTCATAACTGAAAGATTAGAAACTAAACCATTGAAGTCAACAACAACGTTAGGGTGTTGACGACACATCTCTATATTTTCTACAACTTCTTCCCATTCAGTTCTTCTTCTCATGTATTCAATAGTCTTACCAATACCATCTACTGAAGCAACCATAGATACATTTTTAAAATGAGGAATGTAATTAAATATATTGTGTCTACCTTTTTTAGTTTTAGTTAAGTTAGTTTGATATTTTAAATAGATATGTTTTGCATGGCCACTTTCAATAACCTTTTCTAATAACTCATAATGTTTTTTCATAATCAATGGTTCACCACCAATTACTTTAATACTTCTAACATATGGTAATAATTCCATAACTTGTTCAGTAACACCTTCAGTTTTATCTGCCATAACAAGTTTCATATAATCTTCTCTAACTTTACCACGTTCACCAAACACAGCGTCATTCCAAACACCTTTTTCAGCAACACGTTGTCTAGTTGTAGAATTAGCATGTACACACATAAAACAATCAAGGTTACATTCTGACCCAAATACTTTTAATTGTATTTCTAAAATTCTTTCATCAAAGGCATACTGACCACTTGCGTTATATAGTTCAACATTCTTTTGAATATTATCCCAAAACTCTTTATCGTTAGTATGAATTTTTAAGCAGTTTGTTCTTCTACTTCTACCATATATTTCCTCATCACTTCTACATCTTCGGCATATATCATTTACTGCTTTATGATCTGATTTAGGATCAAGCATTTCTTTACGAATACTATTCATGTATTCACTATCAACCATCCATTCTTTTAATGATGTGTTCTTAATAGTTTCATGTTCAGCGTCTTTACCAAAACAACATGCTCTATATTTACCACTTATCTCATTATAGACTTGTGTAAATGGTATTGTACAAAACCATATATCTTTATCTTTTGCTTGTTGTAGAATTGATTTGTCTGATGGTGGTTGACCACGTACGGTTTTACCTGCTTTAAGTTTAGTATAGTCTGATAAATTATTCCACTTCCACCATTCTTCAGTATTTACATTACCAGGAGAAGAACGGTCACCAGGGCCACCTTTTGTGAGCATGTCCTCAACTTGTTTGTCGTGCATGTCATCAATATCTTTCACCACTTTTTTATTTAAATCAGTTTCCATAAAATTATTTATCTCTATATTATCTGTTTATCATATTTGATAAAGTTAACTCTCATAACGTCCTCTGCTATATGAATATTTTTTAACTTATTATCTTTTATAAAAGTAAACACTTTACCAAACGCTCTCATATTTTTTTCAATATCATTTATACCATGGTGGGCATATTCAGCACACATAGGTAATAGTATAGTTGTCTTATATTGTTTCCATGAAAAATATTTTGCACTACACAATTTAGATTTTATCACACATCCTGCAGTATTGCAACCTCCTATGACTATTTGAGTATCGGTATTATTCATACTAAAGTTAAGTTTTTCAAGTACTAACTTTTCTATGCTTTCTACACTTAAACTATCATCTGGTATTTCTAGCCATTGCCACTTATCCTCTATGGCCATACTTTTTAGTTCTTGTAATTTTTTATCTCTTACACTATTACCAATAGATAATATGATATTAGCATTTCTATCTATGCTCGTGTCGTCTATGATATGTTGAAGTGTGCTGTATCGTAATTTGTTTACATACTCATCAGCAAGTATTTTATGACCATCAAAATCAATTAGTAATATAACCGTTTTCATACTGATATTTATAAGATAAATAAAAACATGAGTAACAAATATTTCCCTCAAAATTTTTATCTAAATAAAAACGTGAATAAGAAATACTTAATAGTAAGTGGTTGTAGTTGGGCTGACCCATATACGGATTCTGAAGATCCTAGGGTTTCACATGATATTGTAAAAGGTTATAATAGATGGTTTAATATATTAGCTGATAAGTTAGATATGCAACTAATAAATTTTGGTAAATATTCTTCAGGTAATGAATATATATGTTCTTCTTTAATTGATAACATATCAGCAATGGGTGAAAAGAAAAAAAGTAACATTGGTTTAGTTATTCCTGCTTGGAGTGAGGCTAAACGTACAGATTTTGAATTTAGACAAAGTGAAAATGATTACTACGTAAAAAATTTATTTGAAAACAAATATAAAGAATATAGATATAATCCAAAATATATTTGGGATAGTATATTATATACAGACCCTTTAAGAGGTGATATGTTTTATAGGGTAAAACAAAGTATTAGATATATGTACATGCTACAGACGTTTTTAAAACATAATAATATTCCTTATACAATGGTACAATCTCTGCCTTTAGAAAAATTGCCAAATTTAGGTACAGAATTTAATTTAGGTCTTACATTAGGTACACCACAAAGATCATTACAAAGTGCTAAAGAAGTTAAAACTATTTTTAGACAACAATTGGCTGAAGAATTGTCACAGTTTCCTATGTACAATTTAATTGATAAAAATAATTTTATAAATTGGCCAATATTAAATTCTTCGTTGTATAAAAAACTAGATAGAGAAAAAGACTTTATATCTAATTTAAATGAAAAAAAAAATGATTTTAGACAAGACAATCATCCTAATCAATCAGGCCATAATAAAATAGCAGATATTATTCTTAACAATATAAATATTACATTATAATCTTATATTACTTACCGAACATTGCAGACAACTAGGAGATAGACTATGGCTAAAAAGCCAAAGAAAATATCTATATCTTCATTAAAGAAAAAGGCACCTAAAATTCCGCCTTTGACGTGTATAAGTATTGACAATGTAATAAGTAAATTAGAGAAGATAGTAGATAAGAAAAAAACGTTAGATAAGAAACAATTAAAAGACTTAACAAAACGTTTAGAGAAATTAAGGGACGCCAATGATAAACTACGAGATGGTGGTATCTATTGGTATGAAAAATTAAAACACTTATTAAAAACAAGGTAGGTAATTATGAATTACTACTTTACAGGATTACTAATTGTTATGATGTGCTTATTAGCATTTTGTGTAGGGCCCATAACTTATTAATGATTAAATGGACTAAAAACAAATGGCAAAAATTTAAAGAGTGGTCTTCCGTAGATCATTGGATTGATATGTTTGTTGATGTTGGACTTATTGCGTTTGATGTCTTATCTAGTCCTATATTAATTATTGTAAGATTTATTCGGTTCTTTTTTAATAGATATATTAACGAACATATAAAAAGATTTCTAAAATGGTTCGCTCATAGAGTTTTACGATTATAAATAAATGTAAAACACCGTGTCTAAAAAAAGATATACTCGTAGCGAATACGGAAATTATCAACCTAATAGTCCTTTAACTCAACACTATATTACAACAGGTGCAATATTGCCTGAAAAGAAAGAAGTACCCAAGGTTGTAAAGAGAAAGAGAAGACGTATTTTAACAAGGTTCTAAAACAAAGTTTCCGTCATCTTTATATTTTCTACAAACTGGTCTACCATTATCTAAAGTGTCTGAAGTTAATTGTAGATAGATCAGAGCATAGTAGTCGTAATTTCTGTCGGTTGAATGGGCAGTTATAATTTTGTTATTTTCAAAATCAATTACTACTTGTTGACCCCAAGCACCATCCATCATTAAGATAGGTCTATCTTCAACACCAACAGCATCCCATAAAAACTGACCACCATATCTTAATGCAACTCTATGGTTACCATTAAACTTATTTGTTTTATAATCTCTATCAATTCTATTTTCATACATTGTTTTTAAATACTTACCAACGCAAGTATCATTCTTCCAGTGATTTAACATTAAGTTAGCAATTCTTACATAATCGTATCTGTCAGCATAGAAAGAATATCTACCGTACTCACCTTTTGATCTATTACCTGTATTGTGTTTTTCTAATGACTTACCAAAATAAACTTTTTTAGCAACTTTAGCGTCTTCTACAAATATCTTATGTAATAACTTATTCCAATCATCACCAGTTTTGTAAATAACATAGTTCATAATAACATTGGTTGCCATGGCACTATAGTTAAAATAAACACCAGGTTCTAAACCATCTTTATTTTTAAAGTATGCTTTCATAGCAGATTTAATAGGTATAGTATTAATATTTTTACCATTACCTTTTATTCTATTATCTTTATTGTGTATTCTATCACCTACTATTTCACCATCACCTGCCTGCATATTAAGTAAGTTAATTAATTTTTGATTTTCATATAAAGTACCTGCAACCGTTGGGTAATCTATTGAATCAAAAACCGTATGATTTATATAACCACCACATACAGCATAACCTGTAACCAAAGATACTAAAGATTTACCAACCGAGTGTGAAGGATAAGGTCCTGTATATTTTGATTTTCTGTTTTCATCAATTAAAATTTTATTGTTTTCAAATAAGATATAAGATACAAGACCAGTTTTCTTATCACTAATTTGTTCTTTAACTTTTACAGATAAATTATTCTCCTGTAAATCAATCTCAAAATCATAGGTTTCATTTTTCTTATCACCTATTTTATATTTGTGCATACAATCAAAACAATATTTCTCACCAGCAAATACTACGCCGATCATTAATATTGAGTGAATTACTATAATAAAAATCCAAAGTCTAAACATATTATATTCCCATCCCTTCTAATCTAAAATCTACAACAGGTACAAAGTCGTAAGCATATTCTTCATCAGCACCCATAGGACCTGACATCTTAACAACGCAATCATTTTTCTTTCTGTT